TATAGCAGTTCAGATACCAGAGCGTTCTTTTCGGACGCTGCAACCGACCTTATCTACCGACGCGGAAAGACGCGGTTTAACGTGCGCGGTATTCTCGACTCGCCATACCAGGCTGTCGCAGTAGCCGAGCCGGAGTTCGCATCGGAGCGCATGACGCTTACGATCCCGAGCGCATCAATGCCGAAAGACTCGGCGGAGGGCGACAAGATCATCGACGGGCAGGACATTTACACGGTTCGCGAAATACAGCCGGATGGCACTGGCGTGACCGTGCTGGTACTTGAGGCCACTACAGACTTGAGCGCGCCCGCGTGACTTTCGAGAGCGACTTCGACAGACGCTCGATGTTCGCCGCAGCCGATTGGGGCGTGGCGGCCATCTACAAAAACAAGGGCGCACGGTTTAGCATCGTCGGTATATTCGACAACGCTTATCAGATCGTCGATGTCGCGGAGGCAGGATTCAGCAGCAGCGTGCCGATCTTTACGATCCCCACGGCTGCGCTACCCTGCAAGCCTGCACTTGGCGATCTGCTTTTTATTGACTGTGACAAGTACATCGTTCGCAACTTCAAGGCAGACGGCACTGGCGTAACGGTGCTGACGCTTGAGGTAACGACCGGGCTTGAGGCACCAGAGGAAAACAATCTTCTGCTGCAAGACGGCACGAATATGCTGCAAGAGAACGGCGGCTTTATCCTACTTGAGACGGGCAACCCATAATGGCGCACGCACGCAAAACGATCAGAGATAGCATCGTCACGATTCTGACGAATGCGGCAGTAGCCGACACGGTAAGTAAGTCGCGTGTCTATCCGATCCCAGCCGACACGGTTTCTATGGCGCTGGTATATACCAACACCGAAACCGTCGCGCAGACGACGCTAACGTATCCCAGAAAGTTCGACCGCGAACTGAATGTTGTGATTGAGTGCGTGGCGCGAGATGCGGACTATTTGGACGACCGGCTCGATAGACTGTGCGAAAGCGTAGAGAACGCCATCGGTGCGGACAATACGCTTGGCGCAGTGGTAAAAGATTGCGTGTTAATCGACACGCAGATATCGCTCGACTTCAGCGGGGATGCCCCGATTGGGTCGGCACGTATGCAGTTTCGGGTTGTGTACCGCACGGCAGAAACCGACGCGGGCACTATTATTAGTTAGGAGGAGTTATGGCAAATCATCATGGTTCAGAAGGATTGGTGAGGGTCTCGGCTAGTACGGTCGCAGAAGTCACCTCGTTTTCGTTCACGCAGACGGCAGAGTATGCCGAGGACACCACGCTGTCCGATCTTGACAAGACGTACAACGTGACCGCGATCAAGTCGTGGAACGGCACGGTAACGGCGTTTTGGGATGAGACCGACACGAGCGGACAGGTTGCGCTGGCTCCCGGCTCGAACGTGGCGTTGGTGCTGGCCCCAGAAGGTGTCGGCTCTGGCGCTACCCGCTACAGCGGCAATGCGCTCGTGACCGAGATCACCCGCAATGTCCAGCGCGGTGCGATCACAGAGATCACCTTTAACTTCATCGGCAACGGCGCACTCACGGCGGCGACGTCATAATAGCGAGGGTTTATGAACTGGAAAGAGCAGGCAAAATCACAGTTTGCCGACCGGCGTACGCCGGAGACTCTGATCCCTATCGTGGTTCCAGAATGGAACACCACGATTTACTACTGGCCCGATATGACCTTGGCCGAGCGGCGGGAGATTTTCCTGCTCGCAAAGCAGCAAGGCGATGCCACGGTGCTCGATCTTGAGGCAATGGCGACGACGCTGATTGTCCGAGCGCGAGATGTCGAGGGTCGGCGGGTGTTCAGCAAGGCCGAGCGAATCGAACTGCTGAACAACTACGACCCAGAGGTGATCGCCAAGATCGTTTCTGCGATGAACGACACGCCGCAAAGCGTGGAGGATGCCGAAAAAAAATGATGGAGGACGGACAACTTAGGGCGGTCTATGCCCTTTCCCTCCGGTTGTCCGTCCTTCCAGAACAGATTTTCAGCATGACAGAGGCCGACTTTTATCACCTTCTAGCCGCTTGCAAGATGGAAGCGGACGACCAGGAGCGATCATGGCGCAAGCACAAGTAACAATCACCGCAGTTGATCGCACGCAAGCCGCGATCAATTCGGCGATGCGAAGCATGAAGACGCTCGAGCGTACCGCGAAGGTGACGGCGAAGGCGGTAAACCTTGCGTTTGGTCTCTTAACTGGTTCAATCCTCGTTAGTGCATTTGGCAAGATTACCGAGGCTGCGAAGAAAACAGAGGAAGGGCAGCGCGCACTTGATAATTTCAACAAGGCGCTAAAAGACCCGGCTCTTGTCGCTGCTGCTAATTCGTTTACCACAACTTTGATAAACGGGTTTACAGAGGTCATAAAGTTTGCAGCAGATGCAGCACGTGCGGTCACTAAAGTTGGCAGAGACTTGGGCGTGTTGGCGCAGCCGGTAGACCCTTCGCAACGTGGCAAGGGTGAGGGCGGAAGGCGTGGCCGCTTTAAGTCAATGGCAACAGAAGAAGATAGAATGGAGGCTTATTCTGCCGTTCTTCGTGGCCGACTTGAACTTGAGAAAAAATTACAAGAGCAAGAGGCAAGGAAAGCAGAAGAAACAAAAAAAGCCGCAGCAGAACTCAATCGTCTAAATCAAATGACGATGACGTCTACTGAAAAAACACTTGCCGGGTTTGTAGAGTTTGAGCAAGCAATTGATCGATTGTTGCGCTCTGGTCTTATTAGCCAAGAAGTCGCAACTGCTCGCATGATGGAACAGATAGACGAGATTTTGCCTGGAGTAGAAGTTACAGGAAAGCGAGAAATTATTCCTGGCGCAAAAGAAAAACTAACGCAACTTACAGTATTCGCTGAAGAAGCCGCACGACAAATGCAGCAATCCTTCGCGGCTTTCTTGTTTGATCCATTCCAAGACGGACTGCGCGGAATGCTTAAAGGCTTTGTCGATATGATTCGGCAGATGCTCGCGCAGATCATATCGCAGCAATTGCTAGTCGCCTTTTTCGGTATGTTTACGGGCGGGACTGGGTTTCTTGCTAACTTCTCAAAGGCTGCAATTAGTTCGATTCAAGGACGCGCCTCTGGCGGCCCAGTGTCCGCTGGCCGTCCGTACATCGTCGGCGAGCGTGGCCCAGAGTTGTTTGTGCCCGGCTCATCGGGTGGCATTGTGCCGAATGGCGCAATGATGGGCGGTATGACTGTCGCGCCGGTGTACAATATCGACGCACGAGGCGCGACGGCTGATCTGCAATCGGCACTGCCGGGCATACTGCAAGAGAACAACCGCCGCATCTTTGAAGAACTTGACCGGCGCTATGGGGTGGGACGATGACCGACTACGTATTGCCTCCCGATCTTGTGGCCTCTGATGTTGAGTGGTCGCTGATCGACAACACGGCGGTTTTTTCCTCGGCCCTCTCCGGCTCCACGCGGACGTACTCACGGCCCGGTAATCGCTGGTCGTGTCGGCTGATCTTCCGCGCGCCCTCTGCCGCCAAGCGTCGGCGGCTGCTGTCCCTCATTGCCGCGCTGCGCGGTCGGGCCAACCGGTTGCACCTCTCCGACCCGGCTGGCGCGTTTGCGGGATCGTTCAGCAATGCCGAACTGCTGACCAACAATGCCGCCGTGACCAACACGACCGGGTGGGCCTCGAGCGATGCCGAGTTGGCGCTGTCGGCGGACTCACACTTCGGGCTGCGGCTTACCCGCACGGGCGTGACTGGTGACCGCTACGCTTACCAATCCGCCCTCACAACGGTAACCTCCGCCCCGTATGCCGTGCGCTTCGTGCTCGGCGCTGGCAAGGGCAACGTGCGCGCGGCGGCTATGGCTGGCACGTCGCAGGGCGCGTCTGGGCTGCTCTCTGGCACTACCCGCACCGAGGCTGGTAAGTACGTTGAAACCTTCACAGCGTCCGGCACGTCGTCCCACGTTTCGTTTTACGACTACATCTCGGGACGCGCGGCTAACGACTTCCAGTTTCTGACCTATGGGTCGGTCGCCCGGTGCGGGCTAGTCAATGGGGCTAGTCAAGTGGGCGGAGGGCTGAACATCGACGGCCTGCCGACTTCCACCAACGGCCTGGCGCTGGCGGGCGATTGGGTTGAGATCAATGGCGAACTGAAGCGGCTGACGGCTGACCTTAACTCGAACGGATCGGGACAGGGCTACCTCATGTTCGAGCCGACGCTGCGAACCTCTCCGGCTGACAATGCTCCGGTGGTTTTCCGCAACCCAATGGGGCGGTTTATGCTTGCAGATGAGCGGGTATCGTGGGCGACCCGCCCCGGCATCATCAGCGACGTTGAGATGTCACTGATCGAGGACATTGCGTGAGCAGAATAGTCAGCGGCGACAATGCCGCAGAGGCCGAAAAAGCATCGGTCTGCATGGTGGTACTTGCCGAACTGGATTTCGGCTCCGGCATCGTCCGCGTCCACGATGGCGTCGGGGAGATCACCTTTGCCGGACTGCTCCGCATGGAAGACGGCGACAATCTGCAAACGGAAGTGCCCGAGAATATCTCCCTTGAGGCCGCAGCCGAAACCTTCTACGGGATCGGGCAGTTTGGCGGGATCGACATTGTTGACGAAAGCATTGAGGTTATCGCGCGTGCTATAACCCTAACGCTTTCAGGTGTTGATGCCTCGCTTGTGTCCACCACGATGACCGAGAACTACCAGAATCGCGCGGTCGTCATTTACTTGGGATTCTTGAACGAGACAGACAGGACATTCGTAG